TGATCGTTACGTGTCTTCTGACTTTGTTGGAGGCCGTGGCGTTGAGTCAGGTCTGATTGGTAACTTGTACGGTGTAGATGTTTACGTTTCTAGCAACGCTCCGGTCATCGAAGCTGCTGCTCAGAACTCTGCGTCTACCGATGATACTCGTGGTTGCTTGTTCTTCCACAAGGACGCTCTCGTTATGGCAGAGCAACTCGCTGTACGCTCTCAGACACAGTACAAGCAGGAATACCTGTCTACGCTGTTTACGTCTGACACGCTGTACGGTGTCGAAACTTACCGTCCCGAAGCAGGATTCATCCTCGCTGTCTGCGACGAGTAAAGTTCTACGGGGGTCGCAATGGCCCCCTTTTATTTAAGTGCTTGTGTACGAGTCTTTAAATAAAAGATATATAACGGATAGGAAAGCCTTATGTCTAACTATGTAAAATCTACAAATTTTACTGCTAAGGACTCTTTGCCTACAGGTGACACCAATAAGGTTATCCGTGGTTCTGAGTTTGATACTGAATTTGATGCTATTGCTACTGCAACAGGGACTAAGGCTGATCTTGCTGGTCCTACGTTTACTGGCACTGCTACGTTTGCAAACCTGACTGCTACAGGCACAGTTAATCTTACTGGCGCTACAGTTTCTAACTTAGGCACTGTCACTACTGTAGACATCAACGGTGGCACAATTGATGGTGCAACGATTGGCGCAAACTCAGCCTCTACAGGTAACTTTACTACTCTGTCAATTAACGGCACTGCAATCACTTCAACCGCTGCCGAGCTAAATATTTTGGATGGAGTTACAGCTAGTACCGCTGAGATCAATTTACTAGACGGCGTAACGGCTACTACTGCTGAGTTAAATATCCTAGATGGCGTGACTGCTACTGCTGTTGAGTTAAATACGTTAGACGGTATTACGGCAAGCACAGCAGAGTTGAATCTTCTTGATGGCGTGACCGCTACTACGGCAGAACTTAACTTTGTAGATGGTGTAACCTCAAACATTCAAACGCAGCTAGATGCTAAAGGCACTGCGTCTAGCTTGTCTGATTTAGGTGTTACGGCAACTGCGGCAGAGCTTAATACGTTAGATGGGATTACATCATCGACAGCAGAACTAAATCTGTTGGACGGTGTAACAGCCACGACTGCGGAGCTAAATATCCTAGACGGTGTTACGTCTACAGCAGCAGAACTTAACATCTTGGATGGCAAGACGTTCCTTGATGAAGATGACATGGTTAGTGACTCTGCTACAGGGATTCCTAGCCAGCAATCAGTCAAGGCTTATGTTGATTCGCAAACAGGTGGTGGAGGTACAACCCTTAGTGGTCTAACTGATACAAACATTACGACTCCTGCTGATGCGGCGTTGTTGTTTTACGACACAGGAACATCGAAGTGGATTGATAATGTAGTATCAGGCGACATTACGATTGCTGATACAGGCGTAGCCGCTATTGGCGCTGGTGTAATTGTTGACGCTGATGTCAACGCTAGTGCTGCTATAAGCGTTTCTAAGACAGCTTTGGTAGATGGCACTGGCCTTACCCTTACTGGCGATACTTTGTCTGTAGACGCTTCTCAGACGCAGATAACAGCAGTAGGCACAATTGCTACAGGTACATGGCAAGGAACGGCTATTGAAGATGCTTACGTTGCTGACGATCTGACAATATCTGGTGGTACTGTAGACAACAGCGTTATTGGTGGTACTACAGCAGCGGCTGGTACGTTTACTACCTTAACAGGTAATCAGTTAGACGTAGACAACATTCAGATTGATGCTAATGCAGTTAAGTCTACTAATACCAACGGCAACATTGAGTTGTTTCCAAACGGCACAGGAACAACCGTACTCTACGGTAACACCAACCCTGGCACTATTGTGTTCAACTGCGAAAGCAATAGCCACGGTGTAACCCTTAAAGGCCCAGCACACTCAGCAGCTTCAACGTACACAGTAGCCCTACCAGACACATTGGGTACTACTCAGGCGTCAGGGGTTGTCACATCAGATACTAATGGTGTTGTTACGTTTGATAACGGCATTTCAGAAGAGTACACAGCAGTAACGTCTAGCTCTAACGCTACGACTGTAAACCTGCGAGATGGGACAAACTTTAGTCACACGTTGACAGAAAACACTACGTTTACGTTTAGTAATCCAGCATCTAGCGGCAAGGTATCTGCATTTACGTTGAAGATCGTGCAGGACGCTAGCGCATCTGGTTACACAGTAACGTGGCCTTCATCAGTAGATTGGCCTAGTGCTACAGCGCCAACACTGACTGCTACGGCCAGTGCTGTTGATTACTTTGTGTTTATCACACATGACGGTGGTACAACCTACTACGGCTTTACAGCGGGGCAAGCACTAGGATGAGTTCAGCTTCTAGGAAGTTAATTCAAGCATCAGGCGGTGGTGGGCCTGTTGATACTGGTGATGATGACTTTGCCAATGTTGTTCTGTTGCTAGACGGTGACGGTACTAGTGGTGATGACAACAATACGTTTACTGATTCGTCTACTAATGCCCATACAATTACTGAAAACGGATCTGTAGTACAGGGTAGCTTTAGTCCTTACGGGGATAACTGGTCTAATTACTTTGATGGCAACGATCACCTAAACACTGCCGCCGTAGTTTTTGGCACTAATAATTTCACAATAGAATTGTGGGTGATGTTTGACGACGCTTCTGCGACACAAAACCCAATGATTGTTTTAGGTAACGATGGATACAATGATTGGCAGTTAGACACAGCTTCATCAAAAATACGCTTTCAACATACAAGCGGTAGCTTTAGTGGCGCAACCACCTTGCAAGACAACACTTGGTATCACGTTGCTGTAGTAAGAGAAGGCACCGGCACCAATGAAACCAAAATTTATCTAAACGGTGTGGTAGACGCCACAAGCACGGTATCCGAAAATTTTGACGGCACCGGCGATATTAAAATCGGTAGAAACAGGGGCAACAGCTATTACCTGTCCGGTTACATTTCAAATGTTAGGCTCGTAAATGGCACTGCCGTTTATACTTCTGGTTATACCGCACCAACATCTCCGCTAACAGCTATAACTAATACTGCACTCTTAACCTGTCAATCAAATAGATTTGTAGACAACAGCACAAACAACAGCGCTATTACTGTTAACGGCATTCCTGAAGTAACCCCGTTCAGTCCGTTCAAGGATGATGACGCAAGAGACATAACGACTGATGGTGGGTCTGGGTATTTTAATATATCAGATAGCGCTTATTTAACTTATAGCGGAGGTTCTAGCACAGTATCTGACATAACTGTGTCGGGATGGGTCTACGTAGATCAAAGCACAGGGGTTAATAATAGTTTATACCCGAGAGTGTTTGCATCGGGTGGAACTCAGTTTTTAATTTATTTGCGTGATGGCGTTTTTAGGGTCTACAACGGTGGTGAAGTGTTGGGTGTAAGTTTTAACCGTGGGATGTGGTACCACTTTGTAGTACAAAGAACTAGTGGTACCTTCGAATTGTGGTTAAATGGTGAGAGTCAAGCAACTGGTAGTAATTCTGATAACATTAATCTAAACACCACTAACTATATAGGCACAGATCCCAGTGGTGGTTTCTACGGGGGATACTTAACCGACTTGAAAGTTACCGAGGCTTCAGAAGGGTACTCGGGCAACTTTACCCCGCCTACTGCACCAGTAAGTGCAGGGTCATCAGATTTGCTACTCAACTTCCAAGACGCTGGCATCTACGACCTATCAGGCATTAACAACCTAGATACTGGAGGCAATGCTCAGATTGACACAGCCGTTAAAAAATACGGCACAGGGTCAATGCAGTTTGATGGTACTGGTGATTATATAGAAATATCAGACACAACTTTTAACAGCACATTGGCTCCAACAGGTACTCAAGATTTTACTATTGAGGCTTGGATCTATATAAACGCACACAAAAATTATAATTATATTTATTCTCAAGGTTATCCAATTCAATGGGTTGTAACATCTAGCGGAGTAATCCAAACCTTTTTTAATGATACGGACAACGGCACGAGTTATTTTACCTGTCACCAAACTTTAGGGTCTGCTTTAAGCACTGGAACGTGGTATCACGTTGCGATAACGCGAGACGTTGCTAGTTTTAGGTTGTTTTTAGACGGTGTTCAAGTTGGGTATCAATCTTACTCTGCTTCTACTTCTATTGGAGTTACTAGTTTAACTCCAAAAATAGGGGATTGGGCGACTGGCGGTTACTCAATGAATGGCTATATAGATGATTTTCGTATTACTAGAGGTATAGCAAGATACACTTCTGCATTTACACCGCCTACTGCGGCACTACCCAAGTTTTAACAGGAGACAAATATGTTATTTGTTGAAGTGGCTACTGGAACGCCAAAAACAAAAGTCCAGCTTAAAAACGAAAACAAGCATATGTCTCTACCTGAGTCGTGGACTGACGCTACGTTGGAAGCCTTGGGTGTCGCACGGGTAACTAAGACTGCACCCCCTGACGTTGGTGAGTGGCAGGTTGCGGTTAAAGATGGTGTAGAAGAAGTAGACGGTGTATGGCAGGAAAAGTGGGCTGTACAAGAAATGTTTACCGAGTACACCGAAGAAGTCACAGATGACCAAGGCGTTACGACAACTAACGTAGTGACCGTACAGGATCAAAAAGACGCCAAGACTGCTGCTGATTTACTGGCAAAGCGCCAGAAGCTAATAGTTACTATGCGTCAAGCACGACTAGCGTTAGCCCAAGAAAACAAGCTACAGCTGGTAGAAGATGCTATTGCGTTAATTCCAGAGCCTGACAGGACAACCATATCTATTGAGTGGGAGTACGCTTCTACGGTTGAACGTCTGTCACCTTGGATTGACATTATGGCTTCTGCACTGGGCATGACTGATGTAGAGATGGACGCTTTGTTTGAACTGGCGGCGACTCTGTAACATGAACGGCGCAGGAAGCACAGCTATGATGGATAACAGGCTTGACCGCATCGAGCAAAAGCTAGACAAGCTAACTGAAGCGGTATCTCAGATTGCCCGTGTGGAAGAGCAGTTACTGTCTGCTTTCAAACGTATGGATCGTCACGAGAAAAGACTAGACGATCAGGAGGATGACATACGAGAGCTAGAAAACGTAGTCATGGTGAACTCAAGCTCTGTTAAGAACGCAGAGAGGTTCTTCTGGATTGCTGTTAGTGCGTGTGCGTCCCTTGTAGTTTACATGGTGCGATAATTTATGTGGCAAGCTTTACTATCACCAATTACAACGTTGCTAGGTCAGGTTCTAAAGAACAGGGCTGAAGAAAAAAACGCAGTACATAAAGCAAAGATGCAGGTTATTGAGAACACTGCGTCTTGGGAACAGCTTATGGCTACTGCTAGTGCTACGTCATGGAAAGACGAGTGGTTTACTTTGTTGCTCTCAGCGCCTGTGGTTGCTGTTGTATGGGGCATT